ATACGCGATCAAGGTTAACGGTAGGACCATCGGGATGACCGAGTTCACCAAGAGCACGACCCTTATTGACGAAAGTTTCGCAATAACGATTTACTTCCTTAGAAAGGGTAGAAAGAGGATACATTCTACCATTACGGTTCTTTATCTCACCCTGAAGAAATACACCTTCGATGTATAACTTCTTACTGGCACCTGTGCCTTCAGTGAGAATCTTTACATTAGTGACTTCTTCTGTGATGAGTTTCATTGTAAAAAATTACTCTTTATATAATATTTATAGTGCTATGTATCTAAAACCATTTGCAACCATTGCATTAGCATCATCGTCACCACTGATACCAACCCAATAAGTACCTTGAAAACTATTAGCGATTGTTAGGATTCCACCATTAGGTGCAGTACCTAATTGTGTTCCTGCAGCTTCCCAGTCCCTTTCACCAACAGTTACCTTGTAGCGAGTGCGACCTATACTAGGTTCATGATATAAATGCATTGTGACCCAACTACCATCACTAACATAAGGAGCTATTAAAACAGAACCACCACCCGGCGCAGTCATGGCAGCAGAAGCATTGTAACCGTAAATACTTGGTGTAGGACAATTATTTTGTGCAGAGATTCTGCCCGTTTGAGCACTCCATTTCCAACCCCAACCAGATCCGGAAGTGTAACTAGTATTAAATACTGCGATACTGGCATCAGAACACCAGTTGCTAGCCCCCGGATCTTCATCAATTCTAGTTGACAGTTGAAACAGATAATCTCCCGTAAACTCTGTAGGTAGTCTTAGTGGATACTGTCCACTTCCAGCATCACCGGTAAATATAGCACCTTCACTACCCCATGTAAGAGTTGGTTGAGCGTTGTTCCCAGTATATTGGAACATACCCGCAGGTAATGATCCACCGGTAAGATCAAAGATAGTGGAACCATCACCTCCGCCGCCACCGTATCCAGGACGAGAAAATGAGCTGGAGAAACCTTTAAAACCTAGACCTAAAAACGGATTTTTTCCAGCCATTATCAGGCACCCTCATAAATTACCTTGGCGCTTTGTCCGGTTAATGCTTTTGCCCAAACATATGATGCACTACCTACATGAGTTAGGTCAGCTACAGTCTTTTTCATTTCTCCCTCAAATGTTTTATACACAAGACCAGGAGAGTCTGCTGAAGGTGCAGAATTTGCTGCGGTGAAGTTAATAACAATAGGATTATTACTTTGACATTGAAAGGTAATTGTCGTTACGTTATTACCAATTAATGTATAAGCGGATGTATTTACTGACGCTGATGCAAGTGCCATTACTCTGATTCCTCTTCTGTATCAGTTTCTGTTTCAGTCTCAAGTTCTGCAGAAGGTTTTTCCTCAGCAGGTTCATCTGTTGCTTCACTCTCAGTTTCATCCTCAGTGGGATATTCAAACTCTTGACCAAACATTGCATTAGCAACATGTGGTCTAGCAATATCAATACGTTCTGCCGCTTTTGCATACAGAATTTCTTTCAGTTTGTCGCTAACATCAGACGCCGAAGAGTCTGTGGCGATCAAATCGACAATATCTTCCATGATTTATCAATAAAGTTAATATAATCTATTTATAATTCAGCCTTCTTGGTATCCTTTTGATATTGAGCATCAACTTCTGCTGCCTGTGCCTCAAGATCTGGTTCCATAGGAACTTCTCCCATTGCCATAGGATCTTCACCCATACCTTCCATACCTGCACCTTCACCCGCTTGTGGTAATGGTTGACCAGTCACTGGGTCAATTGTAGATGGATCTGGGATGATTCCTTTTTGAATTTCATCTTCAATCTGCTCGTCAATCTCAATGATTTCTTGATCAGTTTGACGAAGAATTCTCTTTCTTACATACTCAGTGGAATAATACTTACCAATGAAGGGTTCTACTTGAGCAAGAAGTGCAAGTCTACCTTCAGTAAGTTCTTTCTCTTTGAGTTCAGCAAACTGATTATCATACAAGAAATCATATTGAATATGATCTCTCATAATTTCCCAATCTTCGGGAGTAATAATGTTTTTGAGGATCAGTTGAGTCTTCAACATATCGTTAAACATGTTGGCGAAACGCTTTCTCAGACGACCAACGAACTTAGCAAACTTAAGTTCATCTCTCAGAATCTCAGAAGAACGACCAAGATTGAAACCACCATCAGCGGCAATTCTAGATTCGGGAACACCAAGTGCTCTGTACAGTTTCTTCTGGAAATATTCAATATCAGAGAGTTCTCCCAGATTCTGACCGCCAGGCAGGGTGGTGATCTCAGTTCCACGACCACCTTCTCTACGCGGTAACCAAAAGTCTTCCATCATAGACATAAACTTACGATCATCACGAACTTCACCAGTTTGAGCGTTATAAGCAAGTTTATTTCTGTAGCGAGACATAACCTCTTTGAGGTATTGTTCTGCTTTTACTTTTGGAAGATTACCAACATCGATGTAGAAAATACGACGTTCTGGTGCTCTAGATAATCTGTAGATAACCAGAGAATCCTCAATCATTCTAAGTTGATTGAGTGCTTTGATTGATTTATGTAAATATGAAAGCACAGTATTTTTATTTCTATCTACTAAACCAGAAGTACAATACGTTACAGCGTCTTTAGCAATCTTAATTGACTTAGCATTTCCACGACTCATCACAGAAATTCCATGAGACGCACTAGGAGATGGGGTATATTGAAAATACTCCTCAAACTCTATACCTTTTTGTAAATCTTCTGATTTATTAACTCTTACAGCACCGTTATCAAATTTTCCATTTTGATTCTTTTTCTCTTGACGAATATATTTCATCTTGAGAGGATCAATGTATCTAAGCTCTTTGATACCCTCTTGTGGTGCTTTTAAATCAATTACTTTAAGATAGTAAAGTCTTCCATCAACATACCAGTTACGGAAAATTTCATGTGACTTTCTATCAAAATCTAAAATTTCTTTGAGATATTTGAATTCTGATCTTATTTTTTTCTTTAACGATTCACTAACTTCCAAATTAGAAAGTTCTATTTCCACAGGAGAATCATATAAGTCACTAACGATTGCCTCGTTGACAACATCTTCTATGGCACCATCCGCTTCAGGATGAAGTGCCATTTCTCTATATCTTTTTATTAAATCATGCTCTGTTCTGAATACCCCTTCAATATCAACATATTGACCATAAAAACCACTGCTGATATAATTATCAACCCCGTCCTGATTAGTTTCAGGAACGGGGGAGATAACTGAAGGTGACTTATTCTGATTACTGTCAATAGAAAAACCAAAAAGTTTGGCCATAATAAGTTAAACTGAGTCTTTTCCTTCTTCTATTTAGTTGATGTCTTCACCACCAGCATTTTCACCATCGCCCTTAGAAGCTTCCCACCACTGAACTTGAAGTTCAACAGTGAACTCTTGAATGCCTTGAGCATCATAGGAGAGTTCAATAGGAGCTACCTGAGTTGGGAATACATCATAGAAACGATAAGATCTGAGAACAGAACCATCACGATCTAACTGATAAACATAAGCATCTGCTTGATAGTCTGCTGGATTTACCAGTCCAGTATTGTCAGATACTCTGTTAATTGTATTCATCCAACGCTCAAAGGCAGAGCGGATTGCGAAATCGGTGTCGTTGAGAACGGTAACTGTCCAAGAATCGAAGGTTCTATCACCTGCGATTTTTAAAACACGTCCTCTGAAGGGAACTTCAATAGGCGCAACATTAGATGCTGGCATATTAGCACCCTTAACAAGAAATCTTGATTTCTCAAGAGTATCAGAATCTGGTTGTGCCAGATCTGGGAATTGAAGTACGACTTCAAAGAGATTGGCGCGAGCGCCACCACCCGTTAACTTACTCTTGAAGTCGGTAATCTTCCTTAATGGGGGTGGATTAATCTGTTTTCTAGATGGCATTTGAGTTAACCTCTAATTGAATTAAACGGAGCCGATTACTTCTTCAAAAGCAACACCAGTTCTGGTGGCAATGAAGGTAAGACCGATGAAGTTGATCGATCTCGCTGGTTTGATAAAGATATCAGCAACAAATTCGTTGTTGTCAATGACAGCAGCGGTATTATTTGTTTCATCACAAATAACAACATAATCTTGGATACCTCTCTTAGATTGAACATCGCGGAGGAAGGGTTCAACAATATTTACAAAACTAGTTCTTGTAATCTCATCATTGAACTCGAAGAGTTGATCCTTAGCGGCAGCAGAAATTGCA